CTAGCATCAACAATCTGATTGATGCCTACCTCAGCACCCTGGAAGAGGTTATCAAGCAGACCATTAGAGATGACATCAGAACCACCTTGAATGAACTGCTGCTGGTTGGACATTGACATGTCCACATTGACTCCAACAGTCTCCCAAGAGTTCCAGATGACAGGACTTACACCAAGTCTTACACCATCCTCTGTGGTAGATACCTCTGCTCCAAGTGCCTCAGAGATGCCTTGGAAGGAACCTTCCATCATCACATTATTAACTTCAACTCTATTGACATCAATCCAGACATCAACATCAGGTGTCATTTCAACTTCACCCTGCCAGAACTGGATCAAGAAAGGAGTAACACTTTCAATTCTAGTTGCATATGGTTGTTTCAACCAAGCTTCATCTTGATAATTTAGAGTTAGAACTCTACCAGTCTTCCTGACATTAATACCAACAACCTCTGCAAAATCAGAATCTTGGTTTGCATCAGAAACAGTACCAATGCCAGTGACAGCAGTTGTACCAAGTTGAAGATTAACAGATGTAGTGTAGTGAGAAGGTCTTAGAACACCATTTCTAGTATCAATAGCATTTCTTACACCAATAGATGTGTCTTGTGGTTCAAGAGATGAGAAGTTGTCAACAAAAACACCAGACTTGAATCTGTTCAAACCATTAGCATCTTCTACAAAGGAATTGAGAGTATTGTTTTCAAGAGCACTTAATGAAGTATAGTATTCAAGGTTCTTGATTCTCTGTTCCAGTTTTGATATATCACTCATCTGGAATCGTTTGTGCTCTACAAAGTTGATCTTTGCATCAGATGTTTTGTAAAGGTATGCAGGAAGGAAGATGTTGGCAATATTTAAAGCACCATTGATTCCATCAGGAAGTCTTGGTTGATCATCTGGTGTTCCAGATACTAATTGAATACCACTGTCTTTTGTAAGATATAATCTGTCTGCCCTAGGTAAGAAATAATCATATCCAAGAGTCATTGACTCATCAGAAGCAATAATGTGCTTGGAACTCTGACTTGTGCCACCATTAGCATCAAGGAAATCTCTACCATAGAATTCTAATGGCGATCTAGAACCTTGTGCAACAGAATAATCATTTACTCTAGGTCTTGCATCAATAATGTCTGTATTTCTCCTACCATTAACACTTCCAATCTCAGTTGTATAATTAAAGTTGGTATATGAATTAGCAGTGGTGATATCACCCTGATCAGAATTCTCATAGTATGCTGAGGTGAAGAAGATCTTCAGTTTTCTAGCAGGTTTTCCTGCTGTACCCTTTCTAACAATTCTTGCATAGTCATAGAAACCACCTTTCTGACCATTATTAAATCTAAAATCTTTTGTGATATTCTTTGAACCAAGACTTACAGCACCAGCAATTGCATTAACACTAGAACTTTCAAAGTTTACAACTTCTGTATTTTTGAATGTAGTCTTATTCAGGTAAACAAAGAAGATACTGGTATCAGTCTTCTTACCAACAAACATTGCTTTTGCACCACTTTGACTACCAATGACAATCTCACCAATAATTAAGTCATTAGTTGTATTAGTAATACCATCCATCTGGGATGTGGTCATATGTGGTGAGTCAGCATTATCTGTATTTTGTGATTCATATACACCCAAAATAGTAACAACATCAGGAGTATTCAGTGAGATAATCTCATCCTGTACTCTAGTTCCAAAGGGGTAGTCACCATAGACCAAACCATCATTTAAAGTTGTAGTGCCAATACCAGAACCAACTGAATTTGACTTATCAACAACAATACTCTTTGCAGTTGCCTTCAGTTTTACTTTTGACTTAATCTCAGATTTACGAATAGTGGTGATTAATTTGCAGTTGACTGCATTGGAACCAAGTCCTCTAATCTGCAGTGTAGTAGATCCATTCAGATAAACAAATTTATCAGGTGTGAGCACTTCTGTGCTACCATCAGATCTAATCAGAGTATATCTTTCTTCATCAAATGCCAGGAAAATTTCTTTTGCTTCACAGTCAATGGGTGTTGTAGCACCATTAGTAATACTTACACTATACTGTCTTCTGATAACAAGGTTTGAACCAAGAAGATTTACAGAGTTAATATTCTTTTTAGGAAATGCACTATAAATTGACTCATTGTCAGTGATGTTACCTGATCCAGCATTACCAACGCCAGATGCACCAATGATTTGTACACTACCAACTTGCTCAGTTGATGTGGGAAGAGCACCACTATTGACATTAGCAGTAGATGTTACTGCCTCAATAGTGAAGTTTGTTCTTGATACACCAACTACCTTTGCATATGAAACAATGTCAAAGTCAGGTCTAGAATACTGAATAAGATTATTAGTAGTTACCAGACCAACAAAGGAGAAATTGGGATCAGCAGATACTGTAATGAATGATTGATTGGAAGCATTTTGACCAGTTACTGATGCATTTCCAAAATTAAAACCACCAACCTGAACAGTATCAGCAGTAAATGTTGTAACACCAACTTTTGAATAGATGGATCTTACATCACTCAGAGAATAATTAATAGAATTTGTTACATATCTGGCATCATCAACCAGACCATTGAACAGCAGTCTCTCACCTTTGAAGAAGTCTCCATTAACTTGGTAAGCAGTAATAGCAGTTCCTGCACTTACATTTGATCTTAGGAAACCAGTTGCACCACTGGACTCACCTTTAATATAAACTGAATTTGAAAGTGTTACTGGTTCATTAACAGTAATATTAGTAAATGTTTGGACATCATACAATGACAAGTCCCACTTGTTTAAGTCAGGGACAAGAGCATCATATGAACCACCTTCAAGTGCAAAATCATAAATTCTAGCAACACCAATCTCTTCTCCACTTGCCTGATCCTGAGTAGCAGACATTCTTGTATCTCTTAGGGACACAGAGTTTGATGTATTAATTCCAATAGTTGGAGAACCAAATACTCTATTGACAGCAAGAGTTGGTCCAAAACCAAAGTTAATTCCCTGATCTTTAAGGACCTTTGTGGTTCTTGGTTTTTGGAAATCAATAAGTGATGGGGAAATATTCTCTACTTCATAACCTTTAACATATGCTTTTCCTGGTGATACTTTATAAACACCAAGATCTGGTGCTGGTACGTTACCTTGAGTGGTAACTTGATTCTTCAGAAATAAACCTCTATTTCCTTGATTGTTGTTTAAACTTTCTTTAACAGTTGCTACATATTCTTTGATATAATAATGTCCTGACTCATCAAAAGTTCTAGAAGCTAATTCATCACCAAGGAAGTTATATTCAGTACCTGTAATAATAGTTCTAAGATTACCATTCTCAATAGTTGACAGTTGGACAAAATTACTCTCATTGAAAGAATTCAGTCCCTTCTTTGATAGAGTAGCAGTAATTCTGAGTCTATCAGCACCAGGAGCAGTAAAGTTATTGAAACCTTGAGCATTATCATTAAGTGACTGATCAATATCTGAAGATACAATCTCTTCTACAACATCCAGACCAATTCTATATGATGGGGTATTGTTGTACTGATCAAGAATTAGAGTTTGTGCAGGCACATTGACCATGTATCCTCTAAGGAAATACACACCATCAGCAATAAACATTGCTGAACCAACTGCAGATGCATTCTGAGTAATAGTGGTACAGAAACCCTCACCAGCAGAGATGAAGGTTGTAGCATATGTAATATTTTTATTGCTTATCAGAATCTCATTACTTAAGAATTCACTAATTTCTTCTGATGATGAACCAGTGTTCTCATAGTTGATATAGAGTGTATATACTCCTCTCTCAGAATCATCATTTGAAAGAACCTTTACTACCTTTGCTGTGACGCCAGAAGTTTGACCAGTGATGGTAGCACCAACAATTTGGTCAAGATAGATTCCAACAGGTACTCCTAAGAACTCAGACTGAATTTGAATACAATAAAAGTTCTGAACATATGTCAGGTCACCAGGGATAACCTTTGCACCCTCTTTAAAGAAGTGGTTTCCCATCTCCTCAACCTGATTCTGCAGAATAGACTGCATCCCTGTAAGTTCTCTTGCCTGAACAGGGAAACCTGGCTTATAAAGGACTTTGTAATAATTTTGTTGCGAATCAAAGTCGTCAAAATAAGGAGCAACATTAAGGTTAGTTTCCTGTGGCATTATTCTTAGAATTGCAAGATGACTTTAATATCTTCTTTTTGAAAAGAGGATCTGGTGACTGAGGGTCTGTTATCAACATAAATGATGTCTCCAGAATACTTTTCTGCTTCTGGATTAGATACACCTTTATTAAATTCCTGACCCAAGTAGTATGTCCTATTATTTATTACTGTCGATACACCCGTAAATGCCCTATCAATCTGTAAGGTATTTCCAGATGTTGGGATAATATTAATATTACCTCCAAGTGCAGGTGTATTAGTAAACTTCAACATACTGAAACCATAAATTGGATCAGAGTTTTTAGATCCATCACTATTGAAACCAGCAGTTCTTCTATCTTGCCAATACTTCAGGACACCTGTGGATGGGTCATATGAGACAACTTTACCAACAGCAGTAGAACCAAGTCCAACAGTTTGAGTTACATCAGAGTCAGCAGTAAATGTTGCTTCACTATACCCAATACCTGCCAACTTAAGAGCATATAGAGCACTAGCCTTATCCTTTGTGAGGATTGATGTTGCATCATAGTTAGTAGGATTTTTAACAATACCTACTTGAGCAAACTGATTACCAGTGATAAAGTCAGGATTCTGAGAATCATTTTCAAATCTAGCATATGAAAGAACATGGTAAGCACCAAGTTCTCTGTAAATATCTGCTCCATGACTACCAGGAGGAGGTATAATTATATCAAATACTGGGTCAATTGTTCCTTTTGGTACACCACCTTCTTTAAGGTCAAGTGTTCCAAATGAATAACCACTACCACCATTAGAAACAGTAATAGATTCTACCTTTGCATCATTATTAACAACAACAGTTGCTTCTGCATCTCTACCATCACCCCTAATAGGAACTCTAGTATAGGTGACATTAGCAGTGCCAATACCAACACCTCTATTTCTTACAGTGACAATTTTGATTTGTCCACTGGTTTTTGCATTCTCTCTGACTGCACTATATGATGAGTTTGTATCCCAATCAGTTGGGACAGCAATATAGCTTGTTGAATCAAATTTAATAATTTGGTTAGGTTTAATAGAATATAAGTATTTCCAAATATAACCATCACCACTACTACCTGCTTCTCTTGGTTCCAAATCAGTGAAGTTTGGTTGATCTAGAGAAGGACCTCCTCTAAATCCATTCTCAGGAGTGGCATTATTGTATAAGCAAATATAAACTTTATATTCACTATTCATTACATAATAATTAGAATCATAAATGTCATAAGCACCAGAAGGTTGTGAAGGATTACTTCTGGTGATATCATTTCTCCACATATCATATGTGGTGCCTGACTGCCAATTAATCTTTCTTACAACCTGACTTACATCACCAGAATTAATTTTCTTGAGAGCAAGCATTGT